CTTTAGCAACATCTTCTTCAAGACCACTACGCCACCCATGCTTCAGAGCATTAGCCCTTGTGTTAGATGTTGTCTTACGAGTTACCATCACGAGCCTTTAACATTGCATCTGCCATTGTGTAGGCATGATCTGATACGTTATTTGGAATCACTATGTTGTTACCTTCACGGTATCCAAATGAGTGAATCAAAGCCTGCATCGCCTTAGCAGCAAAGTAGTCACGTAACGTCATTCCATTACTACCGCCAACAATTCTTCCTTTATCATCGGTAATGATCTGAGAACGCTATAAAACCTGTTTTAAAAGCTTCCCAAAATAATCCTAGAATCATGCCAAAAATGACCATAGATCCTAAGAAAACCTGTATAACAAAGAGTGTTATTTTTCGTAGGATCCTCATGCGAATAAGTCCTTAGTTGGTTGACCGAACATCCGTGACTCATAAACTTCAGGATGAGCTAACAACAGTTGTTGAAATACATCATCATTCAAGCTACGTCCGTATCCAGCATGGCCTTCTTCGTTTAAAGGGAAGGTAACTGAGTAGTACACCTGCTCTTTGATGTTGTAGCCGTAGTGCTTACCCATGGCATCCAAGATCTGATCTAGAGTCTCCATCCAAGTGGTGTCACTAGCTTCGATAATACAATCATGTTGTTTAGGTTCAAATTCACCGTCACAAGTGTACTCAGGTGTGTACATCTCAAAAGCCCAATAACCATCTTCATACAAAGCAGGATCTTCTTCTACAAATGCAGTAGGCTTAGTAAGCAGTGAGTTGATCTTCTCAATCTGTTCATTGAAGAACATTTTAGTCTTTTCAAACATAGTTGTTTCCTTCTGTGTTGGTTTGATTATCAAATGAAAGTATTTGTCAAGTGTCATTGAAGTCTCCGTCTACTGGATGATACACCACCCATTGTGTCTCAAAGATTCCGTTTCCGTAGTCCTTGAGTACCTTAGATGTCTGTATCATTCTACACCCTAATCGAGGATGGTCAGTTACAAAGACCTTATAACACCCGTCAGTCCAATCAGGATGAAAGGGAGGAGGTTTATAGTGAACTACTAGCTTCGCCATTTATTACTTCCTTGATTGAAGGGAACTCAGCAAAGATAATATCACGACATTGCTCAGCTACGTCACGATGTTCCTTCTGTGTTGCAGAATCACAACGGATGTCAATGTAGTGTAACCAGCTACGCAGAGTACCGTTCATGTACATCTTAGACATCGTTAGACCCTCAGGGAGGAACACACGAGCACACTCCTTAGCGATACCTTTATCGAGAGCACTTGAGTACAAGAACTTAGCTTCTGTGATTAAACGACGCTGAGCACCTTCAAACCAGTTCTGTAAGCTGATGTCATCAGAGTACAAACTGTTCTGTCGGTTCTTAGTGTCCTGTAATCGAGCTTGAGAGTCCTGTACGAAACCTTCAGAGACTGCGTAACGCTGTGAGAACTCTTGGAAAGAGAAGCTACGGTGACGTAAGATCTGACGAGCTATATCACGAGTAGTTTCAATCTCCATACAGACGTTAACCATCTCAAATGGACTCCAGTGCTTATTCTTAATAAGGTACTTGAGTAGTTTCGGAGCAGTAGCAGGGTTGTCCTGATTTGCCGGATTTGACACACGGGCCATACGCGCAACTAGGTTCTCCGCATCCGGTGTCGTCCACACTAACTTCACTGCACTCATGTTGCTTACCTTCCTCAATTCCTCGTTTTAACATCTCAATGAAAGCAAATCGGAATAGCTGTGCTTGTTCTTCGTTGCTCATTTTCACATGGTAGTCTGCACTACCGTCTTCATTCTCACTTATCAATTCTACGTCCATCGTGAACACTCCTTCGTCGTTCATTTACCCAGTGATCTGGAATAGTTTTATCTGAATACAAAAAGCCGTTCTTAACACACCACTGAGCATACGTTGTACGTGATCCCTTGTTCAGCTTCTGTGAGCTGTTAGAGAACACGAATCTAATGTCCAAGTGTGGTTGTTGTCTCTTGATGAGAATGTGTTTCTTACGGTCTGCTATGAGGAAACGCCCCTTAGTCTCTACAATGATTCCGTTATCTAGCACAAAGTCAGGAGTATATTGATGTTCACTCGCTGGCTTGATGTACTTGATCTTCATCTCTTCGTAGGTGAAAGGAACACCCGCTGAAGTAAGGGCTTTAGCAACATCTTCTTCAAGACCACTACGCCACCCATGCTTCAGAGCATTAGCTCGTTTAGAGCTTGTTGTCTTACGAGTTACCATTACAGTTTAGTTCTCTCATACTGATGTAACAAAGCACCGAAGGCATCTACGAAGATCTCATCGTGGTTAGTATGTCCCATAGAGAACATAATAGCGTGAACGAGTTCATGGCAGAAGGTTTGTTCAGTGAATGTCTTGTTCATACCTGCCCTCAATCGGATCGTCTGAGTTGAACAGTCACAAGTACCGTACTCAGTCAGATCCTCAATGTACTTTACTGTCCAGTGGCATCCCACGAGATAGAAAGATAAGGGCACACTTGGTTGGGTTCTCTTCGTAGCCATAGAAGGTTTAAGTTTTCATCGACACGAAGTTGATTACCATTGAAGCGGGCTTCGCGGTAACCTTTATTATGAGGTGTTCCAATGTGTCTGCCTTTCTTACGACTTCGGTAACTTTCTTTCCACACTAAAGTACCGTCAATGTAATCAACAGCTTCTCTCAGTTTAAGAATGAAGTCTTGATCCGTCATACACGCTTTTCCTACGTTCTTTTATCCACGACTCCGGAATCTCTTTATCAGCGTACAAGAAGCCGTTCTTATTGCACCAGTCTGCGTATGAGGTTCTGGAGCCTTTGTTAAGCTTCTGTTTACTGTTAGAGAAGATGAAACGAATGTCGAGGTGTGGTTGTTGCCTCTTGATGAGGATGTGTTTCTTACGGTCTGCTATGAGGAAACGTCCTTTAGTCTCTACGATGATTCCGTTATCAAGCACAATATCCGGCGTGTACTGATGTTCACTAGCTGGTTTAATGTACTTAATTTTCATCTTCTCGTATTCATAAGGGACGCCCATTGCTTCAAGCTGCTTGCACACATCTTCTTCAAGACCTGAGCGATAGCCGTTCTTGAGTGCGTGTGCTCTCTTTGAACTAGTTACCTTCCGTGTCACCATTTTTCATTTCCTGTTTCTTGTTCATCTTCTCCCCAATCTAAGTCCTCTTTAAGGTACTTGATTTTGAACTTTTCATACTGGAATCCTACACCAGCTTCGGTCAACTGCTTCGCTACGTTATATTCTAACATCGAACGAAAACCCCTACTGCGAGCTAGAGCAAACCTGTCTTTCTTGTTTAAAAGCGGGTTGTCTATAAACTCAATATGTCCGTGTTCTTTCCGATGCCTCCACTCATTTGTTAGCCTTTTCTGTCTTTCAACATACTCAGGATGTTTTTCTTTATAACGCTTCTTCTCAGCAGCACCTCGACAAGACTGACTGCAATACTTTGCATCGGAACGCCGAGAAGACGGTATCTCACTACCGCATTTTATACAGTGTGTTGTCTCTTTCGGTTTCCTGCGTTGCATTACAATTTAGTCCTTTCATACTGATGTAACAAAGCACCGAAGGCATCTACGAAGATCTCATCGTGGTTAGTATGTCCCATAGAGAACATAATAGCGTGAACGAGTTCATGGCAGAAGGTTTGTTCAGTGAATGTCTTGTTCATACCTGCCCTCAATCGGATCGTCTGAGTTGAACAGTCACAAGTACCGTACTCAGTCAGATCCTCAATGTACTTTACTGTCCAGTGGCATCCCACGAGATAGAAAGATAAGGGCACACTTGGTTGGGTTCTCTTCGTAGCCATAAAAGGTTTAGATTTTCATCGACACGAAGTTGATTACCATCGTAAGCTTTAAGACAAGCGTCATAGTATTCCCTTTCAGTTTTACAATCCTGTAGTAGCTTTTCAGCCTTCACAGGTCCAATGCCTTTCAAGCCAATGATGTTGTCAGTACGATCCCCTGTGAGCACTTGTGTGAATAAGTTACGAAGACCTTCTTCCTCAGTAACGTAGTATTCCTCATGCTTCACGAAGTTGTAATGCCAACCTGCAACTTGATCTAGGTCTTTGTCAATGGAGACAATCCATCCACCCGTCTTAGTAGCTTCAGTAGCCACTGCATCGTCTGCTTCTGAACCCTCTACCAGTTCTGCACCAAGGCGCTGGAGATGGGTACGAATAGCTTGATAATGCACTGGCCTCTTAGCATCCTTGCGGTTACCTTTGTAAGGCTCGGTGACTGCTATGTCATTCCTGAAGTTTGTCTTGCCTGTAATGTAAGCTTTGTAATCGTCACATTTCAGTTCATCGAAGACAATCTCATGGACTAACTGAGTCACACGAGCCAAACAGATAGCCTCATCAACGTCATCACTAGCGAAACCTACTCGGTAGCAGATAATGTCAGCGTCGATGATGGCTAACTTAGGGCGTTCCTTACTTTTGAGGGTCTGCGGCATCTTGCACGTTCTTAACGAGGTGCTCAACAGCCGTAGCTGTATAAGGT